ATTTAAACCCCATAGATTCCAGTCTTTTTATATTTACTGCAATAGTACCAGCATATCTATTAGCTGATGTACATTCCGGACATCCTTGTATACCATATTTTTTATAATTTGCAGTTTTTGATTTTGGAGTAGCATGGAAAATGTTATTACATAGCAAACATTTGAGCGGATGCTTGATGTTACTCGAAGCCTCTGGCGTTTGTGACTCTAATTTTAGATTTTTAATTAGATGTTCGTGCATTTCTATATTCATTTTTATACAATACCATAAAAACGTATATATGTAAAGTGTATGAACTAAAATGAAACCGTGTAATAATCTTCGGAATTACCAAAAACAAATCCCGCCTTTCGGCGGGATTTGTTGATTTTACTAGGGTTTGATATATTAAACAAACTCAAGATTTGCCACATTTACTCTTCCATAGTAATCGGCGCTATTTCCAAGAGATGTGTTAGGATCAGTGAATACCACTTTTCCGTAACGAGTCATCAATGAAATGACTGGCTGGAAGGTTACAGGGTTAACTACAACGCCGCTTGACATCAATGGGATGTATGGGCAGTAGAAGTAACCTGCGTCAGTTTCACCGTTTCCACCCTTGTATCCGACAAGAATCTTGTCAGATCCAGCAGGAGCGGAAGAGCCCGGCTGAGCCTGATTCCACAAGTAGCTGTAAACCTTGATGGAACCGTTCAATGTACCAACCAACATTGTGTTGTTTGGACCCTTGAAGGAACCTTCAACAGCCGGTGCGAAGACGGACTTAGCAGCAGACTGAAGAACAGATACGATCATCGGAGAAACTACGATGAAGTTACCTGCACCACGGCGAGTCTTACGTGCGATTTCGTTTGCAACTTCGTTGATACGGACACCTAAGTTTGCGAAACGGTCACCAACGAATGCAGGAGCATAAGTTGTACCAGCAGTCAAGGTGTGATCGTATGTGCGAACAGTACCAGCAAGAGCCAACAAGTCATTGATAATTTCAGCATCAATTTCCTGAACAATTTCTGCGGACATCGCTTTGGTCATTTCGGACTCGATATCCAAACCATGCTGACTGTTTAAGTCCTGCATAGCTTCGATTGTCCAACCAGCCTGTAGCTTACGGGAACCCGCTTCTACTGCTTGGTTGATGATTTCAAGCTGCATTCTACGTCCACCGGAACCTTCAATGTGGCTGTTAGAACCACCCAACATTGTTCCACCGACTGGTAAGGTGTATGAACCAAAGTCCATTGTACCAGAACCGTAGGTCTGAACATCCTGTGAAGACTGCCATGCAAATCCGCCAGCAGTTGCTGCATCAATCTGGGAAGGAGCGGAAGGACCATCAATACCAGATGCACCTGCAGTCTGAGCAGCTTCAACTGTACCGGAGTAGAACTGACGGATTGGCTTAGCGTTGCCGAAAGCTTCGTCGCCTGCTACGATATCAAAACCACCAAACTGTGAGTTTGCGGAATCGTGTGTTACGTTTTCACCGTACTTGTATCTCAAAGTATAGACAAGGCCAACTGGACCAGTCATTGGCTGAACACCAACAAGCTCAGTTGCAATTGTACCCGGAATGATACGGCGGATCATTGGTAGCAATGTCTTTCTAAAGTTTGCAATGTCATGAGCCTGAACAGAACCAGTAGCAGCAGTTTCTGCAACCATTGACTTTCCGCCCATGATGTAGTCACGCTGGTTCTCAAGAACTGCGCCTACAATTTCTTTCTTTGAGGAGTTTAAGCCTTCAAGCAATGTGCTTTTGACTTCACTCCAATTGTTTACGATATCATTTGTGTCAAGCATTTTCTTTTCTCCTTTAAGTTTGACGTTTAACCGATATTATTCAATACCAGCCAATTTCTTTAATGACAATTTCTTGCCTTCATCGATTCTTGGCTTTTCAACTTCATCGACCTTAGATTCATCAACTTTGTCGCCAGTGACGACTTTTGTTTCTTCTTTAAGATCTGTACCTTCGGCTAATACTTCTCCCTTGACAGGATTTTCCTTCTGCTCAACTACCGCACTTTCATGTAATACACGAGGAATGAACTTATTGTAAGCTTCTGCTAGCTGTTCAGTTGGAACAGACTGTAAGATTGCTTCCATAATTTCACGCGGCTTGCCCTGTAAAGATTCAAGAACTCTATTCATTTCTTGAGATCTCTTTGAACTATTCAATTCTTTCTTTGTTTCATTTAACTGTTTGGTAACTTCGGTCAACTTTGCTTGTGCTTCATTTAACTTGTCACCAATGCCTTCATGGCGGAAGAAGTTCTTTTCGAATTCCTTAACAAATCCTTCGTAAAGATCTTTACCAAACTGAAGCTTTTTAGCTTCCATTAGATCTTCTTTTAACTCTTCAACTTCGCTGGCAATTCTTAGCTCTAAGAATGAATCCAAAGTTTCAACTAATTCAGCCATATCTGATGCTACTTTAGTTGCTAACTCTTTTTTAGCTTCAACTGACTTTTCTGCATATTCAACTTCTAAGTCTTTATATGAAGAAATGTCATTTTTTAATTCGTTAATTTCTTCTGATAATGCGACTTCAAGTTTCGTATCAAGAGCTTCAACCAATTTCTGCTTGTCTTCAACAAACTTTGCCGCATATTCAGCTTTAAGCTCTTCCGAAATTTGCTCTCGGGTTTCAGAAAGAAACTGTTCAAGTCCTTCTTTAATTTGTGCCTTTGTTTCGTCATCTAATACTTCAGATGATAAAACTTTTTCAAAAAGTGCATTCATCAGTTGTTCTCCTAAAAAATTATGATAAATTTACGTATATTATTTATTTGGGTTGTAAAATATATTTAAAAACATTTCAAATATATACGTAAGTTATTGATTTTAAAGGAGTTTTTATTTCAAAATATTTTTTGAATTTTTTGTAAGTTCTTGATTTATAATATTTTTTATGGTATAAATATCTTTATAATTTGAAGGAAATTAAAAATGCAGGAATTTAAACCTGAAATTTATATAGATTTTGATAAAACTATATCACCAATACACGGTTTTGATGTACCACCAAAACCGGAAGTGAAAATTGCATTAGATAAATTAGCCACTAAATTTAAAATAGTAATTTTTAGTTGTCGATTAAATCCTGATATTTGTAATAAATCCGAAGCAAGTGCAGTTATTGAATATTTAAACAGATATGAAATACCTTTCCATGAAACATATCACAGAAAGCCTCTTTATTTTGCTATTATAGATGATAGGGCGTTTAATCCCTTAAAAGACAGTTGGGAAGATATCACCAACCAATTGATGAAATAATATGGCGGAAGAGGCGAGATTCGAACTCGCGTGTCGGTTTCCCGACCATCCGCTTTCCAAGCGGTGCCAATAAGCCTCTATGGGACTCTTCCATAAACTGGTGGTAGTGGTGGGAGTCGAACCCACATCATCGGCTTTATGAGAACCGTATTCTAACCAATTAAACTACACTACCGCAGAAGGTACAGGATTCGAACCTGCGGCTCCCTTTAAGGGAGCTTCTGTTTAGCAAACAGACGTAATAGACCTCTCTACCAACCTTCTAAATTAATCATTACCTTCGTATTTATCAATAATATTTAAAATGTTTGACTGGATTTTATCTATTCTAGATACATTAAATGATACATTTTGTAATTCAGTATGAATTAATTTAAAATTATTATCATCAATTTTAAATATTTTAAGTACTGTATCAAAAAACAATACATCATCCGTTGCCTCTAGTACGATTTCAGCCAAATATGTTTGACTAATTCTAGTAAAGTATAAAATATTTTTACTTTTTTCAGATTTATTTTTCAAAAAGTTTTCAACTGAAGCGAAACTAATTGGAGCGTCTTCTACTTTATTTACGTTATTCATAATTAAATATCCTTATTTTGACAATCTTCGCTTTCTTTCGTAGATGATTGTTTATGATCTTCGCAGTTTTTATGTGTTCCATCCAAACACTGTTCACACCAAACACATACAAACCCAACATATGGCTTTAAAAAATCATATGCTGTCATAAAAGCAATTATTTCTTGCGGACAAATGTGCATTATATTCTTCCCTTGCTTTTAGCAATTTGTTTTAATTGTAAATTGGAAAACTCTAATCTATCAATAACACTATTAATATGATCATCCAATAACTTCTCATCAAAAATAGTAGTATCAGAATTTTCTACATAATCAATTAGTAGCAATAATTCCTCTTCAGAAGGTAAGTTAGATTTAAATCTTTTCATTTATTCCAAAACCTTCGCAAAAATATCAGAATGCTTAATTAAAAATATTTCAGAATCAAGAGAGATTCCGACACCATTTCCAACTACAATCTTATTACCTACTTCCAAAGGAGAATCGACCATATTACCAACGGATACAATTTCTGCAATAAAGAAGTCATTTTTTAATGCATTTTCTGGAACATAAACTAATGACGGCTTTG